ATATTAAAATATTCTCCACAACTTAATCCTGACATTCCATCTATTGTAATTTTTATTTCTAAAAATGTTAATGAGGTTGTATCAGGAGGTGCAACATCTATTTTATTTTGTATTAATGCAGAATCTAAATATATTAAAGTTGCTTCATTTGTTGATTTCTTTTTATCGGCTGATGTCCATTTAAATTTTATAGACCTATCTTTTAATACATCAATTTGATTCTTTTTTTCTTTATCGGCTTCAGTTTTTGTTTTAGCTTTTGTAAGTCCTTTAATTTCGTTGTCTTTATTAAATGGTTCGGCCATTTTATTAATTAGATATTCAATTTCATTTATGGCATAATATCCATCTGCATTTACAGAGTATACATAATCAAAGTTTTCTCTTGATATTATAGTTTTACTGGGATTATTTGTTTGTTTGTTACCTTGTTTTGCAGCATTTAAACTCAATTGTGTTTGATACATTGCCTGTGCTTGCATCAATACACCCATTTCATAATTAAAATTAAAATCTTTAATTATAGAAGATTTTTTAGTATATTTTGGATTTTGTTTATCTTGCCAATTCATTGAAGGTGATAAATTAAATCTATATGATGGTGGGTCTGAACGTGTAATATCGGTTCTTAATTTATAATCAATAATAGTCAATGTTGAATGTGCAGTATCTGCATCCATTGATATTTGTAAATCACATAAACCGAACATATGTGTATTTATAGTGTTTAAAATTGTATTTATAAAATCGGCTTGTGTAGATGATGTTTGATATGCACCCAAAACAGCTTCATAGTTTATAAATATATTTAATAAATTACCAATTGTACCTTTTATCTCACCTGGATAAGCTTTAAAAATTGTGTTGGATAATGTACCTTTTTCGGAATCCGTTAAATTAAAACTTTTACCATTTATTTTATAATCGTTATATTTAATTTGTTTTACCTTTTGAGGTTTATTATTTTTATCATTTATAGTTTTTTCTTCTTCATCTATAACAATAATTGTACCATTTGTATCCGGTACAACTTTTATATTTGGAATTAGTCCAGGTAAAATGATATCCTCTGATGTTGACATTATACATGGGTTTGAATTTATTGGAATTACATTTTCGGTACCATTTAGATATGTTGATTTTATTTTTTGCGAAGATGTTTTATATATTTGCATGTCATTTAATAACATTAAAACAAATTCCATAGAAACATATGGTACATTTGAATATTTTGTATCAGATTGTTTTTGATTTATAAATTGCCAATTAAAAAAATGAGGTTCTAATTCTTTTATATTTTTGGAATATCTGTTATTTATAGCATCTAAATTTAAATCAGCTGATATTTTATAAAGCCAAGTTTCAATAGGTTTTGTATTTACATTTGTTGTTCCTGATTTTACATTATTTTTTTTCTCAGATTGTTTAATAGGCATCCATAATTGTAATTCATTACCGGCCGATACATCTAATTGAACATTATATGTACCATCGGCATCAATTGAATATGAAAAATTAGTAACCTTTGCTGGCCAATAATCATAATTACCTTGTGTATCTTGTAATATTTGCAAATATTTATCTCTATAAGTTAAAAATTTATTATCTTCCATATTATAAAAATCTGCAAATGCTTCGGAAGCCTTTTCATAATTTGAATGCTTATTTATAAATAATTCTTTTTGTACTTTTCTTTTTAAATTATCAATACCATATCTGTCATTTGTAATATCAACATTATTACCAAATTCTAACATTATATTTGTTCCAGGTCTTAAAAAAAACAATTCAAACATTTCCAATTGTTTTAATGTAAAAAGTTTAATATCTATTTTTGCTGTTTTTAATGTATTATTACCATTATCCGTATCTATTTCCATTTTTTGAATTATTGGTAATGATATTTTTCTATTCTCTTCATTTTCTACAATAATTTCTTTACCATCTAAATCATATCCAACAATGGTTGCACCCGTTTGATATTGTTTTTTTATATCGGTTGTACTTGAAATTATACAACCATTATATTTAACTTGTGCACTTCCTGCTTTAGATGTAATATCAACGGGGGTTGGTTCTTCATTTTTTCCGTTCAATTTTGCAACAATTGAAAATGAAGTTAACATTATCCATGGTGATACAAATGCAGATAAATTTGTATTAGATTCTCTATGTTCTAATTTTTGTTTAACCCACGATTTAAATGGTGCTATAAATGGAAACTGCATACTTTATATATTAACTTTGTCCAAATCATTTAAAATTTTACCAATATTAGTTGGTATTCTTAATTGTAATCCTGGTTTTATTGAAAAGGATGCATCGTTTAAATTATTTGCAACTGCTATAATCCACCATAACCCCTTATCATTATAATATTTATTAGCTAAAATATCTAATCTATCACTTGATTCTGATATTACATATAAATCATTATCATTTGGTTCAATTTTTGGATAAATTGTACTACTAATATATAATCTATTTGTATTTTTAGTTTTTAATTGTAATGATGCTGCGTATCTATTTGACATAATTTATATTTTACTTTCCTAATGAATTTTCTTTATTAGCTTTTGGTTCAACTGTTTCCGTTATTGTATATGGTGATTTGGTTGAAAATAAACTTTTGTTTTGGTTAAATTCAGGATAAGTATTACCATCAAAATCATATTTGTATTTAGTAATATTATTTGTAGTTTCCGTTGAATGGTTTTCAATTATTTTTAATCCAATTGAAACATTTATTACCGATGGATACATTGATTTATCAAATTCAATACCAAAGGCAGAAGCCAGTTGATTTTCACTACCATTTGCAGATGGCCATGATGTATTATCTTCTATTGTAAAACCTAAATTATCAACATAACCTAATATGTTTTTATATAAATCACCAATACTAATTTTAACTAAATTTGGTGAAAACGCATATTGACTATTATATACTTTATCATCTGATGTTTTGTAATCAATTTGTGAAATTGTATCATTTGGAAATGCCAATGATTTTAAATAATTTATTTTTTTAATCATTATTCCCTTTTCAGGAATAGTAAGATAATATAATTTCATTTCAAATTTTAAACTTCTTTCTACTCCTGCATATCTATAAACTTTAAATGGAGAACCAACATATCTAAATCCTTGCCATTCAGGTGTAACATCTTCGTTAATTCCTGTTATTGCACCAACAAATGGTACAATAGTTGAATTTCCGTATTTTTGAAATGTTACCCATACTTGATTAACATCTTTATATGTTTGAATTGCTTTTTGAAGTTCTGAATTGTTTTTAAATGTTTCAGTATTTTGTATTTTATCTAAACCACCCTGATATCCGGCTTTACTAATACCACCTCTTTCTTTTAATGTTTTAAATGGAGCATTTGCAGGATTCCATTGACTATATACTGGTTTATTTCCTTTGTTTCCAATATCAGTATATATAATTTCTTCATAATCAGAAAACTTTTCATTTTTAGTTTTTGGTTTTGCTCCAGGTAATGTTCTTGAAAATTTAGTACCATATCTACCATCTGATTTTGGTTTTTTAAATGATTTAGCTAAATTTTTTATTGCCGATGGAGAACCAAATGTATTCAATGCTTTTTGTGCAGCGTCTGTTGCAACGGATTGGGCAGAAGCTCCACTTGTAAGTGATTTTATCATTCCACCAATCATATTACCTATGGTTGGTTTTTCTTTAATAAAATATGCTTTACCACCTTTAATACTATCTCTATATAATGCTTGCGTTACTGCCGGTAATGTTACAGGTTTATTAAAAAATGCCGTACCTCTAAACACAGTATCGGATGGTCTGTCTGCAGTTCCACCAATAGTTGCGGATACAACTGCACCACCAATTAAATCTCCTAATGCGGATGGTGAAGATGCTAATAAAGCAGCTCCTCTATGTACATTTATAAATCCTCTACTTTGAATATAAATATTACCACCTGCTCCTGCTGAGTTGTATATTTCTTTTGCTTTACTTTTAAATAAGTCTGCTATTGTTGGCATTGTTATATTTTTTTATTATCCCATTTGTAAAAATGTTGGACTATATCCTTTATTATTTGATTTTGTATTTAATCCATAATTTTTAGTTCTCAATCTGTCAGTAACCGCTATTACCGATTTACCATCTATACTTATATCTTTTCCTTTTTCGGTTGTTGATATTAATAATTCTAATAAACCATTTGTTGTTTGTTGTTGTTCTACCAATGCATTATATCCTTGAGAATGTAAAGTTTGAGTAGCTGCGGTTACGTCATTCAATTTTGTAAAATTGTTTTTATGAGTCATATCCATTAATGTATTTGAAGTATTTACAGCTGCAACTTGACTATCTAATTTAGGGCCCAATATTGTTGATGTCTCAGTACTACTAGTTGCTTTTTTAATTAAGCCATCTATTTGTCCTCCTGGTATTGTTGTTTTTAATAAAGGGTCTCCTCCGGTTGCAGGTGTTTCAATGTTTGGTTGTAATATCATCGTACCTGGAATCATTTTAAAATTCTTTGGGTCAAAATTTTTGATGGGAGCCTTTCCATCATTTGGTTTTTGCTCTATTATATTACCATTTGAATCATGTGTCATTAAATATTCTTGAGTGGTTTGGCCACCACCTAAAAGTGGTTTAACCTTAGGCCTTCTTATATCCATCAATTGGTCTTTCATATCTTGCTGTGCCATTGCAACATTCCTTTGATATGTAAGTTTGTTATCTGCAGCGGTTTTTTCTAATGCTCCTTTTAATTCTGGAAAAGTTTTAATCATTAAATCATTAAGTGCTATGGTTGCATCTGATTGAGATTTTTTTGATTTTATCAATTCTTCGGTTAATTTAACAGATTGGTCTGACCAAGTTGCCAATCTCATATCCGTACCTTTAATTCCAGCATTATTAATATATGCGGTTTTATTTGATAACCCCTCCATAACGCCTTTTGATACTTGTGTGGACATATCAATTCCCATTCCTTGCAAATAATTAGATGTACCTGCTACAAAATAGTTTACGGCCTTTGCACCCATTTCTTTATTTAGTTCGGCTGCAGTCATATCCTTTTTTTGGTTCTTTTCATAATACAAAGTCCAATATGCTCTCCACTTTGCTTCCATTTGAATACTATCGATTCTTTGAGCAAGTTCCAATTGTAACATTGATAATCTTTGTCTCTGTTCTAATTGTAAACTAATTTTTTGTTGTTGTAATTGAAGTGCCGTTCTTGCTCCCTCTTGTGCTTTATCTTGTTGTAATGCTGCTTCTGCAAATTGTTTACCCATTTCTTGAGCTTGTGTTAATTGCCCCTTAACACCATTACTTCCACCTTGTTGTAATTGCATCAATTGGTCAATACCCATACCAGTAGATTGAGATAATGCTTGCTTTTGGAATGGATTCATTTTTGTGATATCCGTTCCTGATAATTGTCTTTTTAATTCGGCCATTGCAGCTGCTGGGTTGTTCATCATCATTTGTGCTCTAACACCTGATAGATTAACATTTTTTCCTAACATTGCCGATAGTTGCATTTCCGATTTAATACTATCTTTATAATTTAATACCATTGATTCGGAACCTTTCATAATACCGGTCATTGAAACTCCCATATTATGTAGTAATACTGCCTGTTTTGCTAATGCGTCACCTTGTAAATTGTAGTATTTATATATTTCTTCTTGACTATCTACTATTTGTTTGAATAAAGTTTCCGGAGTCATTCCATTTTCTTTTGCAAATTTGTCCAATCCCATTGTAAATCCTAATCCCGCTTTTGCACTGGTTTTACCCATCAAACGAAATAAATTTGCCATTTGAAGAACATTTTCAGTAGATGAACCAAAATGTTGTGCCATTGCACCAGATTGTTCTGCAATTTGCATTGATTGTTTTAATGTAGTATTTAGTATCGTTGAGAATTTACCAACTGCATTTAATATTTCTTTAGTTGATGACCCAACTGCTTTAAGAGCTCTTTCGGATATAGAAAACATACCTTTTGCATATGTCATTCCGGCTATTGCTAAATCTTTTCTTCTACTATATTCTGCTTCTAAATTTTGTGATTCTTGACTAAATCTATATTGTTCCCAAGCTTTTTCTACTGAAAATTTATAGTTTAATTCATCTTTAACCATTGATTGGTCATATTCTAAACCTTTTGTTGCATATTCTTTTTTTAAGTCAAACATTTCCCTTTCTAACTGTTGTCTTAATTCCAGAGGTTTAACATATGTGTATTCGGCGTCAATTTCTCTAAATGCTTTTGTGCCTTCTAATGATGCTCTTGTTTTTTTGACACCGGCCATTCCCGCTCTACCTTTACCAAACAACATATCTTTACCAATACTCATTTTAGCAAATCCACCCGAATCCCAAAAATCAAATACTTTTTTTGCAATTGCAAAAGTTGATGCAATTGGGCCGGCAAATTTTACAATACTACCAACCATTGTTCCAATACCACTCGCTGCTTTTGCAACCATACCCGCACCACCACCTTTACCAACTTGTGGAATAAGACCAAAACCAGTTGCCATTTTTTGTTTTAATCCGGAAATAGATTTTTTTCCAAATATTTGTTCTCCCCAATCTGATATTTTATCTGCACCAAATTGTTTCATTGCACTATCCAATCTAGCTACACCTTTTGTATTTAATCTTTTTTGTGCTTTTTGTTGTCTTTCTTCTGGAGTTAATGGAGCAGTTGGAGTTGTTGCACCACCATTTAAATTATTTAATGCCTGTGATTGTTGGCTTGTTTGATTCATATCACCAACCGATTTGGTAAAATTATCCAATGCAGTTGTTAATGATGAAACAGTTTGATTAAACTTATCAACTTTAGAATTAAATGTACCTATACTTCTTTCAAATTGGTCTTGATTGGTACTTCTTCTATAATTATGATTATCGGCCATTAAAGTATTTATTATATGATTGTATTAATAAATATACATATAACCATTTTATCGTCTATTCGTTCTACCTGGAGATGTTGGTTTTTTCTTAGACGCAGTTTCATATGATTCTCTTTCAGCGTCTTTATGTTCTATTAATTCATTTAAATAAAATTCACGTAGTTTAACTGGCATAAAATAAACATCATGCCAATTAAAACCACCATTTGAATTATAAATTAAACTAAATATTTTTTTGTGTAAAAGTTGAGCGTAATTACTCGGCAGGGTAAAAAAAGTCTACCCCAACAGGCACCTTTAACGCCTCCTTATCGCCGGTAAAAGGTGATGTGTATTCAAATGTAAAATCTACATCTGGAGTAATTTTATTTATATAATTTCTCAATGCTCGTGCATCTTTTGATTCTAATCTATTCATTACAAAATTACTAATGAAGCCTGTATCTCTATTACCATCTACTTCTAAAATAATTCTTCTAAATCTTGCAGTAACTTCATTTGGTTGCTTTAAATTCTTTTCACTAGCTTCAATGTCTTTATTAATTGCAATTTCGTCAGCATGTGTTAATAATTTAAATTTAACTATAACATTTGCTTTTGGTAAAGTAAATTGATATTCATTATTTCTATTAAATAAAGTTTCATCAACTTCTTTCATATTCAATTTACTCATGTCAACTTTAACATCGACCTGTTCATTTTCGGTTGGGTCTGTTATAGTAATATTATAATCGGAACCATATGCCAATATTCTTGAAGAAATTAATATTGCGTTTTTATCTCCAATAAATAAATCATCAATTTTTACTCCTTGCTCAACTATAATTGATTCCAATAATTTATCCAATACAATACCTTTTCTAATTAAGTTTGTAGAAGTTAAAATATCTTCTTCTTTTGCGGTTAATAACTTAATTGTTATTTCACCTGATGCTAATGGTGATGATTCAGGATATACTAATCCTTTTGATGGTAAACTAATCACTTCCGTAGGAAATGGATAATCTTTTTTAGGTTGTTGTTGTGTACTTGTTAACCCTCTAGTAACCGATTGTTCAATGTTTTGTTCCATAATAAAATATAACTTTGTGTTTAATAATATATATACATTTTTCAAAAAAATAAAAAAGGGAGAACATTTCTGTCTCCCTTCTTTTTTATAATTTTTATTAGATTAAAATTCTAATATAGCGTAATCATATGCCAATGTTAATTCAATTGATACTGGGTCATTTGAACTCCAATCCACATCACCAAAGTTTGCAGATGAAATAAAAGCTCCTTTTAAAGTCCATTGTTCAATTTTATCACCTACTGGGCCTAATAAATAGAAATTGATATCTTTCTTATAAAAAGCTGCGTATCCATCTCTACCTGTTAATGATTCATGTGATTGTCTTACCCATTCCATAACTTGCTGTGCACCTGATGGTACAATTGGGTCATAAAGAGTAATATTAATATCATCCCAAGTTGATTTACCTTTAATCTTTCTTTTTAAGTTAATATGGTCTAATTCAACTACCTCTGATGTAAATGTTGGTCTACTTGCTGTTTTTATCATGTAAGATTGAATACCATTAATTTCCATAATAAACCTATTTTGTAATTTAGGTTCGAAATTGGTATAAAACATTTTATCAAATTCTAATATCTCTGGCATTTTCTTTTATTTTTATTGTTCTATTATAAATATCTATTTTTTAAATTATCCGTTAAAAGCTGCTCCAGTTGGTAAGATATTGAAATCAATTTGAATGAATTCAGCGGTCTTAGTTGGTTGTAAATAAATAGAACCTTTCATAATGTTTCTATCAATTACATCTGGAGTATTATTTGTATCATCCATTACTACTCTAAAAGAATACAAACCTTGTCTTTGTTGGATTGACTCTAAATAAGGATTAACGATGTTTAAAAATCTATTTCTTGTTTCAGAAGTATTTTGTTCAAATACTAAATATCTTGAAGTAGATGCGATATATTTTCTAACGGTCAATAATAATCTTCTTACATTAATTCTATCCAATGCAGATGGTTTATCTTGTAAAGTTTTTTGTCCGAATACAACGATACCTTGTCCAGGGAATTGTACGATTGGATTTACTTTGTTTTCGTATAAATCATCTTTTTCAGATTGTGTTAATCTATTTAATACACTAACTGCTCCTACTAAACCACCTCTATTTAAACCTGCTGGTGCGAACCATTCTGCCGCTACTCTATCGTTTGCTGCGAATACACCCGGTAATAATACTGATGGTGGAACTGTTATTAATTTGTTTGTATTTACATCAATTGTTTTAATCCAAGGATAATAAACTGCTGCGTAATTAGAATCAACTGATTGTGCTTGTGTTATAGTTGCTGATAAAGAAGTTGAAGCGTTACCTGCATCTCCAATAAAGAATGCATCTGCTCTACCTTCTACCATATCTAAAATAGAAGTAAATACTGATGAGTGGTCTGCTCTATTAACATGTGGTGCAATTACCATATTGATATCATATTCATCTGCATTTGATAATGCTGCGATGTGTTTTCCATATGCTAATTTACCTGCAGTTGTTGCTGGGTCAATATCAGCTGCGTTTGTGTTTGGTGCAAATCCGTCAAATCCTTCTTGGAATCCTACAATAAATTGTCTTTTTGCAATTTCTGCAGATGTTGTTAAACTTAATGTTAATCCAGCAATAGTGTCTAATGAAAATACAGCGTTTGCTCCGTTTCCTGCACTTACAGGAACTGGCTTCATATAGATTTTATTATCACCATTGTTATCAAAATCAATACCACTATATTTAGAAGAATCTACTACTGAACCTGTTGAGAATGATACTCTTGGAATATAAGATGCGTAGTTTCCTGCGTTTACAGGTAATTGATATGCTGCGTGTCCGAACGGTACCGCTTGAACTGGAGCTGCGTCATTTAAGTTTGTAATTCTAATATATTTTGAATTGTTAACCCAATCACCGGTTTCAGTTATTTTGCCTAAAGAATTAATATTTCTTTTTCTATCACCAATTACTCTACTAATAAAGTTTGGAGAATTAGGGTCTAAGTTTACATTTGAATAAGTTTCTAATACTACTTTCTTTTTATCGGTATCATTGAAATCTCTAACTACAACAGTGAACGTACCATAATCAGTTCCATTTGTTGTACCAGCTGCTTTTACGTTTGAAATACCAACTTTTACTTTAGTATTTGCTGCGTTTCCAGCAGTGATTGTTTCGATTTGGAATAATGAATATCTATCACCTGAAATTAATTGAGATTTAATCATTGGAGTCAATGCCTCACAAGCTTCACCAGTTCCATAAGAACCACTAAATTTTTGGTCTGTTAAAACAACCATACTTGCACTTATATTTCCTGCAAATGCTGCGGTAGTTCCTGCTCCACTTAAAATACCATCTGCTGATGAGATTGTATAAGAACCTGTGTTAAATATAAATCCGTTTTCTTTAAAGAATGTGTATGAGTAAGCTCTTTTTGCACCATATGCAGAAGTACCAAATACTGATTCAATATCATTATCATCTGATAATTCTAAAGATGCACTATATCCTGTTGCAACAACCCCACTTCCACTTAACAATATTGAAAAATCACCACTACCATCTAAATCAGAAGTTAATGTTCCTGTGAATCCAATTGCACTTCCAGATGTATTAAATAATACTCCCAATGCACCTGATTGTGAACCCGATGCTGCTATTAATAATAAAGGAGCTTTTTCGGTATAACCCGTTTTTCCAGCTACTCTACAAATAGTTGCAGTTCCTGCTTCTCTTAAATATGATTGTACTGCTAAAGGAGTATAATATGTGTCATCAACTGAACCAAAAAGTTGTTCAAATTCTGCTTGTGAATTTACGATTGTTGGAACGAGTGGCCCTTCTTTAAAGGGGCCTATGAATGCTGCACCGATATCAGCTACACCTTGTTGTAAGAATGATAGGTCGTTTTCTTTAGTAAATACGCCTGGTGATACTATTTTTTCTGCCATTTTGAATGCTTTATTTTAATTTATTAATTCTCAATATAAATATAAAAATTTATCCCAAAACAATAATCTTACTTATATGTAGGAGAGAAATAGTTATATACTTGTGTTATTGCCGTTGCGTTTTGTGTTGTACTATAAAACAATGTTGGCCCTATATATCCGTTCCAAAATGTTGTTCTAGCACTATTTGAACCAATTGTTACAAAGTTAGTCGATGCAGGTGCGGTAAATGCCGCAGCCGTAAACGTACCAACCGATGTTCCATCTACATATATTGTTACAGTTCCACTTGGTTGAAATGCTGCTGAAATCATATACCAAGTTCCTGCAGTTAACGATGTTGTCAATTGTGCAGAGTTACCTAATGTACTACCATAGAATTTAACTCTATCAAATGCTGAACTATTAGATGATTCAATTGCTATACCATAATATCCTGCATAATCAAATATGTGTCTTGTAGTAGTTCCTAATGTACCTTGTGGTTGAATCCACATATGAATAGTACCTGTATTGGTATTAAATTGAGAAATACCACCATTGATATTTGTTGTTGTATCTTTGTAAAGAAAATTATTAGTTCCGTTAAAAGATAAATATTTTAATTTAGATGTAGCCCCTGCTGCGTATGTTGGATTACCACCACTAATACCCGCTGCGTTTGTTACACCTGCTGGTCTTAAACCTGTATTATATCCACTTAAATCCAACCAATCACTTGTCAATGCTCCTGCAGATGGTAATGTTTGTGATGTAAATGAATACGCTTTTGATGTATCTACATACATTTTCAATCCTGATGATGGAATATATGGTTGGGTTGTTGTACCTTTATTGTGCGATACAACACCATTTGCTAAAAATGTATCCGCATTTTCCACATTTAATGTTACAATTTCCACATCTTCGGTAATAGTTGCAATATCATATATTTCAACTTCAACTGGACCAGAACCATCGTCTTTTATTAATAAATCACCTATTAATAGATTTTCTACATTTTTGAATTTATATTTATCAGTTTCACTATCATATACATATAATGGGTGTGTACCTGTTGCTTTGATTAAACCATCATTTATTGAATAGTATCCACTTGCAAAGTTATATACCATATCACGAACCACTACATTTGTTTCTGAACCTGCGAGGTCTTGTAATAAATAAAATCTCCAATCTACCATTTCCGAATCAGCAGGTTGTGATTCATCAGGTAATCCTGCAGGTACCCATGCTTTAATTTGGTCACCCACTGTTAAATCTTCAATATTAATTACATCACCATTTGCTTTTGTTACTTTTGTTCCAAATAATAAACAAAAATCAGGTTGGTTAATTGTATTGTAAACATCTACTGCGTATAAAGTCTTTGTAGTTGTAGTATTATAATTTGTTGCATTTAAATTATATCCGTCAGCATATGTCATTGATAATATAGAAGATGCTTCCGAATATGTTGTTAAACTAATTGCTGCAGGTGTGATTGGAAATGATGGTGATGCTCCTAATGTTGCAGAACCTACTGAAAAGTTACCATTATTAAATGATACCGTATAGTTTGCAGCTACACTTCCTACTTTTGTACCATGTAAAGCACCTGCCGTACCGAATGAAAATGTTGCGGTTTCTGTTGTACTCTCTACAATGTATGTGTATGTTGGTTGATTGATTGTAATAGAATCAACTGCAAATGAAGTAAATGCGGAGTTTGCAGCTGCACCACCTAATCCACCAATTGAAACTGCTTGTGATGTTCTTGCCGAACCACTCACTGCTCTATATAAATTACCTAACGATAAATTTGTTCTTGCCATTGTATAAAGTGTTATTCTCCGTTATAAATATCTAAAAGTTTATCTTTCCATCTATCTTTGTCTGAAAAGTTTTTAATCATCCAATTCTTAAGTTTTTCAAATTCCGTTTTACGGGTTCCGTAATCATCTTTACAAATTGTTTCGTAGGTTTCTTTAAATGTTTCCTTACTATCCGCCTTGTACTTATAGTCAAGTGGAACATGCCATTTTTCATGTAGTATTGGCAATTTACCCCAATCCACTGCTTCAAAAATTCCATATCCAAATGGTTCATATTCAAAGCAAGAGTGAGATATTCCCCAATCAAGTCCGTAGAACCTTTCTTTATATTTGTAATCAAACTTGTAAATTTTTGATTTTTCAAATTTGTATCCATATTTCTTTTTATAATATTTGTTAAATGTTTCTGAATTAGTTGAAATGAACCCACCCAACCCATCCATATATTCAACATTTTTTCTACCTTCAACTCTTGCTGCGTATCCTAATTC